CGGTTTGGATGCCGGGGAAGAACACCGAACCGCGATGGTCGAACGGCTCGGCCGAGCTGATGCCCGCCTGCCAGTCGGTGTTGCGCGGTTTGACGTGACGGAACTTGGCGTTGTGGTTGATGAAGCGCGACACCACACGGTAGGAACCGTTGTCCGGAGCGTAGCCCGAACGCATCTTCTCGCCACCCATGTAGGCGGCCACTTTGACGGCGAAGTCCACGGAGAACGGCAGGATGCCGCTGTACTCGGAATCCAAGTACTCACCCGCATGCTTCATGACCACAGCACGGCAAGCGCCAGTGTTGTAGAACTCCGACTCTGGAACCAGAGCCAGGGCGTTACGCAGCGAAGCGCCGATGCTGGAATCTTCTTCCGGCGTGTTCAGCGGCTCGAGGACGTCCTGAGTGGCAGCCAGAACCCAAGCATCCGGACGGACGCTCATGATGTTGGCCATCAACTGCTTGGTCGGTAGGGTGAAACCGGTGTCGATGAACGCCGACATCGGGTAGCTGGCGCGGTCAGCGTAAGGGATCTCGCCCTCGCCGAATACGTTCAGCTCGTCCTGGACCGCTTGGTCGTAGGTTTCCGGGGTCACGTCGCCATCAGCACCACCTTGCAGCCAGTGGGTAGCCGATTCACCGAACAGGACACCACCAGCAGCCGGACCTTCGATTTTGATCGAGTAGTACGGAACGCCGTTGATATCTGCGCCACCGAACAGGTTGATCGCCTGCTCCGGGGTCACGTCGGTGCCGATCAGACCGTAGTCTGCTTCGGTGCTCAGCAGCATCTTGAGGACGTCTTCCAGGTGCTTGCTGTAGACGTGGAACGTCTTGAGCGGGCCGTACCCGGAGAACACTTCAGGATCATTGTCCTCGAAGGCCTTGAGGATGCGCTTGTCGTGCGCGTAGTTGATGTTGGTCTTCGGATCGACCACACCACCTTTGAGGCTGAACTCAACGAACGGCTCACCGTTCATGGTCATCAGCGGCTGACCGGTGCTGTTCTGGTTGGCACGCTCCAGAATAGACAGACGGTACAGGAAAGCACCTTGGCTTTCGACCAGCTCGGCATTAGCCGGGGTGCTGGAGTTGGTGCTCGGCGCGACCAGACGGATACCGAAGTTCGAACCCTTCTCGCCAAAGAAGCGAGCTTCCAGGTCGATCAGCGGATACATGGTCGACGGCTTGCCGTCGGCATCGGTCATCAGGCCAGTGGTCGGGCTGCCTTGACGCAGGCCGTTTTCGCCCGGCTCGTCAATGTGGAAGCGTACGCGGAAACCATCGATCGGTTCACCGGTCGGAACCAGTTCGCCGTTGGTACGCTTGTAGGTACCGTCGACGTTACGCTCGTACTGCTCAACCTGGTCGGCAATGACGTCGGCCCAGATGCGCAGGGTGGCGGTCTTAGCGCCTTGAGGCTTCATACGGCGCACCAGTGCCATCGCACCGGTCTGCAGCACTTTCTGAAGCATAGCAGCCTGGTGACTCAGGAACTTCGAGCCCGCTTTGAAGCTCTCGCCACCATAAATGGTGTTAAAGCCATCGCCGCTTACCAGGTTGGCGGTGTCCGAAGGACCCCAAGAAGTGAACACCGGGCAGAACGGCAGGAAAATCGGCAGATTGACGATCTCCAGCGGTTGGCCTTGGCCGCTCACATCTTTGAAACCAAGAACTTCCGTTCTCGGCAAAGACGAAGCCATTGATACAGACGACATTATAATGTCTCCCATGGGAAATGAATCAACTTCGCGCGTGAAGTTACGAATGGTATGGCCCTTGCCTACATTTAACACGTAGGATTCGGTACTCGATGTGATCGATACCATCACCACATACTATTTTGTATTTTTTTACTAGGCGCTCTGAAAGAGGTTGCAAAAATGATTGTCAGTCCTTGGAATTCCACCGTGCTGCGGCAGCACAAAAACATTGCAGCAATCGTCAGCGAACTGGCAATCGCCAAGGCGACGGGTGGACTGATAGCCGAAAGTGAATCGGTCATGATGGTCACCCCCATGGCCGAGAAGGTTGATGCCTTCGTGATGCCCATCACCCATGTCGAATATGCCGACCGTCGCCTGAGTGACTGGGGTGCGGTCTTCATGGATGGACGTTCCTTCATGCGCCGCGATAACCGTGCAGATGCAGGCTTTGTTGTCGTCAACCAGATGCAAGCGGATTTCTTCTGCCGCATCGGCGACCTGACCGCCCTGTGGATCAAACAGCCAGCGCTGCGTGAAGATTTCCTGCGGACCGGTGATTTGGCTGCCCAAGTTTACATCTCTTGGGTGAGCCATTCGATCGCCAGCAAACTCGGCCTCGACCTTGAAGTGTCGAGAGAGCTTCAAATCATTACTGGCGTCTACTACATTCACCAGTTCCATGAGGCAGGTGAGGTCGTCAGCACTGAGGGCAAAGCGAAGGTCATGCGTCTGATTCAGCGCTGGACTCGACACCCTCTGCAAATCATCGAAGGCATCGTCGAACAACTGCCATACATGAACCTTCTGGAAGATTACGTCAAAGGCGTGCAGGGCTATTTTGCTCACAACACCCGCGTCAGTCAGATCAACGCGGGCTTCTTGGTGATGTCGCTGGGTCGCTCGTGGTTCGGATATGGCGCCCCTGAAATCGCCGCGGTCTCGTTGGAATACCCACCGGCGTTCTTGGCTCTGGTGGAAGCTGCCTGCAATGCCAAGGTGTGGCGTAAAACTCACCTGGGTAAATTGGTCGAGCGCCTGAACACCGGTCGTGCGGCGGATGAATTCATCCGTTCCATGGAGATGCTGGCGGGCAAGGCCAAAGGCAAGACCCGTTAATCAATAGGTGCATTTCATGAACTCCGATGATTTCTTGATCGACCATGCGTACAAGCATGTGTGGTGTGCGCCGGAGCAAGACCGGCAACGCATCCTGCGACCTGCGCGCATCAGCCCTAAAGTCGGGGCTCGTGGAAGTATCCCTGTCCTGTGGGGCATGTACAACCTGCCATTTCCGGGCACGCGCTACCACGTGTTTCAATTCGGCAATATCGCTCAGGTCAACCTGGGGTTGGAGCTGAAGAAGAACGTGTGGACCAGCGTCAGCAGTCAGATGGTCACGGGCAACCTGCTCGTTGACATCTACACCGAACGGGGTCTGATGATCCCGCGGCAGCTGGTGTACTTCCTCATGACCGAAGATGGCAACCTCGTGGCAGCCGTCGAACACCTTCCCGTCATCGGGATGTTCGGTGAGGAAGAAGTGTACTTCCGCTTTTACAGTAACGAGTTCTTCAACCGGGCCGAGCAACATGACCTGCATGAAGGAATCGAGTATCACTACAGCGTACCTGCGAACACCTCGCAGATCAACGCACTGACCTTCTTGCTGCGGCAAATGCAAGCCCGTACCGGTTACGTGTTCTGCTATGTCAACGGCTGGCGGGTCAATGACATCACCACTGCAACCGTGGTGCGTAACGATCGCGTGGAACTGGTCCGTGACAGCTCGGTCGAGCGGGTCGTGGAGTTTGAGGTCAAGGACCTGCCGGTGTTCCTCTCGGAGATGGACAGTAAGCAAAAGTACCTGATCCACCCACCTCGGACAAATGACAACCTCATCCGTTACCGCGACGATCAGGACCTGTTCTTGTTGCACAAAAAGACCCCCTACATTCAAAAGGGTGTCTACCTGCACAAGAACTTGGAAGACTCCCTGCGCATGGTCACGCACCAGGACTACTCGGTACCGGTGGCCTACATTGACCGCATGTGTTCGCTCAACCCCAATTGGGCGGTCAACAATCAGGTGACGGTGCAGTTGGTTCAGCGCCGTTCTGGGATGGACAAAGACCTGCTCGATGAGGCCCATCATATCAAGGAGCTGTACAAGCTCTCGGGTGATAACTTCTTCGCGGCCATCATGGGCTCGGAAGCGGTGGTGGATGTTTGGCGGATCGAGGCCCTCGAGAAGTCGATGTACACCGCTTTGATGCGGGCGAAAGCCGGCACCATCACCCGTGAAATGGTAGAAGCGGCCTACGGGTACAACGCCATCACGCGGATCTTGGCGGACACACCGCAAAAGGTCCCAGGGGTTAAGGCTTGGGTCGAGTTGCCGTTTGGCCTGCGGGCTGAGAGCACGGTGTATGAGTACGATGCGGCGGGGTTGCTGATTGGGTTTCACTCCAGCATCAATACCCAGTGGTACGTACCGCGCTCAGCTGACTGTCGGTACATCGAAGCCATTGCTGGTAAAGGCACCGACGTGTTGTCAACGGTGTATGCTGAGAACCATCAGCCTGCCCCTGGCATGACGTATCGGTGTTATGTGACGCCGATCCAGGCCGGTGTACCCACAGGCGACTGGATCGATGTAACGGACGATGAGACGTACTACGACCTGGTCGACGGTACCGTCATGTGGAAGGTCAATCCGGCCAACTACTACACCGCGATCAAGCTGGATGACACCTTCCTGACCTACAGTTTCGAGCTGGATTACGCCGATAAGCTGCTGCGCTTTAGCCTCAACGTTAAAGAGTTGCGCATCGATGGGGTGGTCTACAACGGGCTGGTCGAAATCCCCAGTGGTTTGTTGGAGATCTGGCTCAACGGTCACCCGCTGGTTGAGAAACTCGACTGGGTGATGCGTGATAAAGAGATCTGCATCCTCAACAAGCAATGGCGCAATCAGGTCGACACCAGCAACCAGATCACCATCCGGGCAACCGGGTTCTGCAACCCGGACATGACGCGGGTCAAGGAAGCGGAATACGGGTTCGTGGAAAACGACCTGCTGAGCCGCAACAACCGTTGGAACCTGCGTGATGACAAAGTCATTCGGGTGATTGCTGATGGTCGCCTGTACTGCCGTCAAGAACTCAACTGGGCAGAAGACCGCCCTGAGGTGTTGTTGAAGAACGTACGCAATGGGGCGCCCTATCAGGTTACCGAGCCACTGATCCCCTTGCGTGGGGTGACGTACGAAGGGGCGTACAGCTTGCGCAATAAAGCGGAAGCCACGGACCTGCAGATCGAAGATTACATGACCGAACGGTTGGGTGAGATCCCACCGCAAGAAGTCAGCCTGATCCCGCGCCGGCATGCCCTGTGCAGTCCGTTTGTGGGCAAGATCATGCACGACTTGATCAATGGGTACTTTGACCAGATTCCGTTGAAAGAGTACTACAGCGATGTGGACGTGCGGAAATGGTGTGAGCCTTATCTGTGGTTGCTCGAGTACGAACCGACCATGATGGACTTCGATGAGCGCTACGTGACCATCGATGCCCATGAGCGCAACACCCCGTACGCGTTGACGATCTATCAGTACAACTTCATCGCGCGTGTCATTCGCGTCATGCTCAATGACAAGATCGACATCACACACTCGATCGTCATCGATCACCTGCCCATTTAATTGTCTTAGGAGCACGGGGGTCAGACCCCCGTGATTGAATAGATGAGTACAGTTTCTGATACTCCCCAGATTGGTATTGTTAATCTGGACCGCGGGTGGAAAATCTGGAACATGACAGAAATCTTTACCGGTAAAGCCGGTACGGGTCTGCACTGCCCCAACGTCAATGATCTGATTCTGGATCTGACCTCGGGCTGGTACCTGGTTACCACCATCGACATCACCACTGGCCTGTGCCAGTACATCCCATGGACCCTGCCTGCGGTGACGCAGAACAACGTCGTCATCGACCAGTTGCTCGGTGTGGGGACTGGAACGCAGAGCGAAACCTGGCGTGTCTACATCGACACCCGTCAGATGCCGTACTCGATGCAAATCGACGGGCGTCTGCACCTGTACCGTTCGGATGCCGATCACTACAAAGTGTTCTTGGGCACCGACCTCACTGACAACGGTATCGTGATCAGTGGCAATTACAACGCCTCGGGTGAATTCCTGGGCGAGAACATTCCGCTTGAACACGTCGGCATGGACAACGTCAACAACTTCGCCATCTGGGCACCGAAAGCGGGCAATACCAACCGCAAGCTCAATGACGGGGAACCGGTGACGGTCGTGCTGTACAACGCCGCTGGCCACAAGCTCAGCCATTCGACCATGCTGGTGCAAAACACTTCCTTGGTACGGCGCACCGCGGCAGGTCGTAAGCAGATTCGTTCGATTCGCATCAAGAGCCCTTACGTGTCCGATGCCGATCCAAGCCAGTTGATTGTGCCGATCAACATCGATGTGCGCACGGTGACCCTTGTGGGTGTGGTACGGTATAACAGCGGTGAAGAGATGGAAGTGCCGATCGTCCTCGATGGCACAGGCAAGATGAGCCTGCATGGTCTGCGGTGGTATTCGCCGACGATTCAGTCACATCCGCACAAGCTGACGTTGAGTTACCGCATGAGTGAAGACGAGTACTCCTTGGAGCACGGGATCACTGAAAACGGCTATATCACCGAAGCCTTCACTATCAAGGCTGTGGCGGCTGATCACGCTTATAGTGTGCGTCTGTACGCCTTCCCGACCTGGAATACTCCAGCGGGTCGCTACGACCTGGATTTCTGGCTGTTCAACATCGACCGGGACGTGTACTACCGCGTACCGCGCAGTGTCGTGGAAATCCCAGACAACGAAGTGGCCTTTGACGGTTCGGACTTCGTCTCCCGTCAGCGCTTGAAGTTCGGCCTGTTGCTCAGCAACGTCGACCCGATCTTCAGCGCACACCGCTTCACACAGGCCGCTGAAATCGCCCTGAACAAAGCCGGTACTGAAGCAGGCGACAAGTGGCAGGTCAAAGTCGACCCGGCCCAAGCCAAGTTCTTCGGTGCAGGTGTTGTGGCCAAGAACCGTCTGGTTAACACCAACCTGTCGTACCTGAACCTCCAGGTTGGGGCCGCAGACATCGGTGATTGGCTCAACAAGTTGTACTACCCCCTCAACCATCTGTTCGATGACACCAGTGAAGTGCAGCCCCCTGAGCCGACGCATTTCGTCATTCACACGAAGACCCGTGAATACGTGTTCGCCATTTCGCAATGGAAACAAGAGTTCCCGATCCTCAACGACGTGAATATTGGCGAGACCATCTACCTACGGTGGGTTCGTGAAACGGCCAATGCTCAGCTTCAGCTGGGTGTGACCGGACTGGCAGTCGAGCAGAGTAACTGATACACGTACTTGGGTCTGTCGGGGAGCAATCCTCGGCGGGCCTAGGTATTTGGAGGCATCATGCAAACGATCCTATTCCAGCAGGATTGGGACAATTACCCCACTGCGATCTGGGACACCAAGACCAAGAACACCTCGTTCCTGGAGTTCTCAGCTCTGCTCAAGCACATGGGCGTACAGAACCACCTGTTCCCTCTGGCGCTGATGCAACCGGACTTGCAAGGGGTTGACCCCTTCGACCCTATGCTGTCGGACGAATTAAAGCTCAAGATCAAGATCGAGTGCACGTTTAACCCGTGGTACTTTATTCGTGAAGTCATGCGTGTGCCACCGGCCGCCGGTGATACACCCATGCAGCTACAGGCTAACCGGGGTAACATCTCACTCTGGTGGAGCTTCCTGAACCACATCGACTACTTCCTGGTGCAGATTCGCCAGACCGGTAAGTCCCTGAACTCCGACGGTATTTCGGTGTGGTATCAGGTCTTTGGCGCCCGTAACTCGCGGTCTAACCTGTTCACCAAAGGCGACTTGTTTAAAGAACACATCGCCCGCCTGAAGAAACTGCGGGGTCTGCTGCCAAAGTACTTGGTCAACATCACCAAGAAGGACACCGACAACCAGAAGGAGTTCACCAACTACTCCCAAGGTAACCGGATGGTGGTGTACATTCCGCAGAAAGACGAAGAAGCCGCCCGTAACCTGGGTCGTGGTCTGACCACTCCACACAGCCACACGGACGAAATCGCCTTCTTGAAGAACGTGCACATCTCCTTGGGCGTTATGCTCGCAGGTGGTGGTGCGGCCCGTGAAGAAGCGGCGCGCAACGGTCTGCCCTTTGGTAACATCTTTACCACAACCGCTGGCGAACTGGACACCCCAGAAGGTGCCTATGCCTACGACCTGATGACCGGCGGGGCTGAGTGGAACGATAAGTTCTACGATTGTACTGATGAGAAAGAACTCTACGAAGTGGTGCGTAAACAGTGCCGCAACAAAGAGGCCATCCTGATCAACGGTACCTTCAACCACAAGCAGTTGGGTAAGACCGATGCGTGGCTCAGGACCAAGATCGCCGAATCGCGTCAGACCGGTGATGAAGTCCGCCGTGACTACATGAACGAATGGACCTCGGGTAACGCCCGAAACCCATTGAGCAAAGACACGCTGCGGAAGATTCACGCCAGTGTGGTCAAGCCTGAGTACCTGGAGATTGACAAGCAGGATCACTATTCGATTCGCTGGTACATCTCCGAGGCAGAAGTCAAAGCGGGGATGCCGAATCGTGAAGTCATCATGGGGATGGATACCTCCAACGCCGTGGGTCGAGACAACATCACCGGCGTGATGATCGACACCAGTACCCTTGAAGTGGTAGGGGCGTGGACCATCAACGATTCTAACCTCACGGTCTTCGCCTTGTGGTTGATCAAGCTGATGGTGCGGTTCCCAAAACTGACCTTGGTGCCTGAATCGAAGTCCACCTGGATCGGGATTTTGGACACCATGCTCCTGACGCTGCCGACGTACAAGATTGATCCGGCCAAACGGATCTACTCGACGTTGGTCGACACCAAGGATGAATCGCCACAGGACCGTAAACGGTTCCAAGAGTACATCGGCGATCGGGACAATTACCGCTCGTACCGGAAGTTCTTCGGATTCCCCACCAACAACGACCTGCGTCAGATCATCTACGGACCCGTGCTGCAGGAAGCGGCGAAGAAGTCCGGCAGTCTGGTGCGTGACTCGAAGCTGCAGAGCGAATTGTCACGCTTGGTGGAACGGAACAAGCGGATTGACCACGATGCCTCCGGTCACGACGACCATGTCATCAGCTGGTTGTTATGCCACTGGTTCCTGACGTACGGGCGAAACCTCGAGCACTATGGCATCACCTTGAGTGAAGTCAAGCGTCGGGTGTATGAAGCCGAACACAAGCTGTCGTGGGATGACCAGCGCCGTTATGATCAGCAACAACAGATCCGCGATCAGATCTCTGAGCTCGTGGACAAGTTGGGCAGTGAGAAGAACACCTACGAACGCATCAAGATACAGCATCGGTTGGATGTCTTGATGTCGCGGGTCAGCGATGAGTTTGAACTCGATGGCGTGGGGTCGATTGACCAGATCAAGGAAAGCAACAAGGAGAAGCGCGCGATTGTGGGTCGGACCTTGGGACCTGGCCGAGAACTGCAATTGGATCGCCCGATCAACTTTGGCATGACGCAACAACGCAGGACCTATCGTCAGGAACGTGGCGATCTGGTCGTACGGTGACACGGCATAAGGGGAGGGCGCAGGCCCTCCCTCTATGTTGTCTCACATGACGTTGATGTAGACCGTCTTGCGCAAGAAGTCAGCCAACGCCCGTGCCCGGTAGAAGACCGCACCGGCCAGTTGGATGTTGGCATCGCCCAACAATTCCGGGTCGAAGTACTTGGTCTTGTGCAGGTATGGCTTTAACACCGTCTTGCGCTGCTTGACCAATGCCTTCATCTTGTCTTCAACATCGTCAAACTGACGCTCGATGTTATCGGCCAAGGCATCGAACGCATTGGCGCGATTGATCAGTTCGAGTGCTTTACTGGCATCGATGAGGAAGGGTTTGGTCTCGATCATCGGATCGGGATTGACCGGCATCTTAATCACTGGGTAGAGCGCGCCATGGCGGCTCTTAGGCTCGACGAAGGACATATCCTGCACCAACCCTAGGAGTTTCATCTGCGTGCCGCTAAGAAGCTCTGCAGCGCTTGCAGGACGGGTGTCCATGGCTTCTGCTTGATCGGCATGAGAGAGGCTGGCAAAGCGCAAGGCCCAATCCAACTGCCGATGACCGCATTCGAACGCCGTCATGGAAAGCGTGCGGTAGGCAACCAGTTCCAAGTCCAGGAAATCGTACAGTCCAGCACCCAATGGCTTGCCTGCTAACGTCAACCACCCGTGTTCGCGAGGCTGATAGGGCGGGATCATCCGGCGGTACTCATGGTTCATCAGAGCCCGAGGGGTGTACCATCCTTTACTCTCCACTTCGTTCCAAGCCCCACGCGTGAGGCGGTACGGGGTGTAGATGTCGTTCAGGCCAGAGATGTTGTTGTCGTCTTCATCGACGATGCGGGTGCGTGGGCGGGACATTAGTCTTTCCTGTAATGGCTCATGGTGACCGTACGGAGCACCAGGTAAAGGATTGCGCCAGTCCTGATCGAGGCAACCAGGGCGGCGTTTTTGGTTTTGACTGCTTTACGCACGACATCTTCACCGACATCCCGCATTTGCAGGAGCAGGTCGTTGTTAGCGCGTGAGGCAGTGTAGAGATTACGCAGTTTGGTCAAGAGCGTGGGCAGGTCTTTGACGTTGATGTTGTTGCGGTTCGAGGCAATGAAGTCGAACAGGTGCTCAAGCGTCAGGTCTGCCAGTTTGACCACGTTCGGGTCGCCCTTGAGTTTGGAAGAATGTTTGGCCATGTATTCCAAACAATCCACCATGTTGCGGTACGGCAACTTCGGCATGCAGCCTGCAACGATCTCAGTCAGCTCCTTGATGATGAAGCTGTTGCGATCGGTCATCACATCGTCCAAGTAGCGCCGGTACGTGCTGTACTGGTTCTTCTTGTTCTTGACGACGATCTCCCCGTCCATGTTGACCGTGGTGTTGGAGTTGGTGCGAATCAGGGCTGTGGGATCACGCCGCACAATCTCGAACTCATCGCGGATGTTGCGCAGGTAGCCTTTGATCCGACCTTGGATGTCATTGACCATGTAGATGATGTCGTAATCATCGTCAAAGTCTTGGAAGGTCTTGTTGACGTAGTGCGGAGACCGCTTGTCAATCGAGGCCTCGGCCCGGTACTGAAGCAAGGCACCCCAGCTGCCCAGTTCTTTGAGCTTATACTTCTTCGGCAGGCGCGCATAGGTCGCCACGGCTACGGCTTCATCGGCCCGGCTGGGGAACCAGTACGACAGGATCGACGTGATGAACTTGTATTGCAGCACCAAGAGCGCATCGATCATGGCGGCGTGCTTTTCTTGCTCGGTCAGCTTGGCGTTGAAGATGGCGTGGACCACCCACAAGCATGACAGGTTCATCACGTCGGTGGAGACGTAACGCACCTTCTTGGGATCGGGGACCAGGGTCCGCAACTGGAGCAGGTCATCCTGCAAGCTGACGTCATCGATGTCCAGTACGGAGGTGAACCACTCGATCCGGTCGGCCTTGGTGAAACGAACATCCTGCACACCCATCAGGTGACCGCCAAAGAAGGCAACGTGATCGTCGTTCTTGTTGGCGAAGTTCTGGCGATAGGTTTGCAGGCGGCGAATGAAGTTACGGTCAATGCTGATGTGGCTGCAGGCCGCATCAAACAGAGACTTCACTGTCGGGGTTGTGCCTGACATGGTTATATCCTGTTGAAGACAGAGTGACGTAAGTATCATAGCGATACGCATGGGCTAGGGCATTTGTTGAATCGAAATTTTTATAACGATACATGATAGACCTGATATAACCCCATCAAGTAACCCTGACTTTGCATTGGAGAGTCGATTATGTCGCACGCAGAAACCCTCATGTCCCATCCGATCCACAAATTCCTAGCTGATGACCTTGCCGACATTGAACGCGATCACCACGTCGAACTGGTTGAGCATGACTTTGACTTGAGCGACTTGGAGAGCCTCATGGAAACGGAAGATGAAAACGCCCGCCTTGGATTGGGTAAAGTGCGCTCCACCGAGGTGGACAGTCCGCTCAAACCCGTTCCGGAACTGCGCGGTACCCTGAACAGCCGGCTCAACTGCCTGCTCGATGAAACCGTCGGTTGCATCACCCAGGCGGAATGGCGCGAGAAGGCCAAGGTCCACCCGGCTTACGAACTGATCTACGCAGAACTGCGTGAGGCGTTCTTTGCAGGTACCATGGATCGCACCTTCGACAGCATGGAGAAGTTCGGGGTCGAGGTGTATTTCGATCGCAGCTGCAACCTGCTGACCTTGGGACTGAGCATGACCAAGATGCGCGCAGGCTTTGGCGAGGTGATAGTTATGAAGGATCTGCGTAACAAGCGCGCCCTCGACATCATCAATGAAGTGGGCTTCGGTCTGCTCAAAGATGAAGAAACCAAGCCTGAGTCGATTGCCCCGCAAACGGCCACGTTCTACATCACCTTCCAACTCGGCTACAACAGCTAAGTTGATTTTAGATCCTCACCCACCGCCCTAGGTTGGCTGTGGTCTCCCCTAGCCGTTAAGGCCAACCGGGTGAGGATCTTTTTTTGTTTTAGGAGAGCCTCATTGTGAATACCGTTGTACTTGAGACTGCGAACCGTGCCAAAGAAACCATGCAGGCCATAGCCCTACAGTGCATGGAATACACCGCCCCTGACGACATGCCTGAAGCCATTGCCCTTCATCAGAGTCGGCAAGCCGCTCAGGTGATCTTCAGTGTCTCGGCAATGCTCTTTGGTTACGATAAAGTCATCTTCGAAAAGCTGTCACCTGAGCGGTTCTTCCAACACCTGACCGTCTTGCGAGCGGACGTCTACGAAGAGCTGTGTAATGCCGGGCTGCGTTATCGGGTGTACGTGACCAGGGGTAAAGTGCATGCGGAGCTCTACGTCGAAGAGTTGGACATCAGTGCCACTGCGCCCATTTCGATCGACTATGGTGACAAGGCCGCTGAGCTGATGTCCGAGATGGACTGGAGGCTGTCTGGGGCGTTGAACTGACGGCATAATTGGCTACCGCCCTTCGGGGCTGGTAGCCTTGTTTATTTTTTGTAACTTGGTTCTGTATAGTATGCACAGTCTTGTCGCCGCTCTGGGAAGGAAAGGAAAGAAGGGAGCGAGGGGGCAAGATTAATGACGAACGAAGTGAGGAATTAATCTGGGGGAGTGAGGGAAGAAAGGTTAGGATGGGATAGGCTTGCCGTGTCTGGGTGGCTATCTGGAGGGAAGAATGACCGGAGGAGAGACGCACAGCACGAGCTTCTCTGTGAGGCGTAGCCTCACTATTATTAAGGGGCTGGATTAACATATCACACCATACCAATAAAACCGTAAGAAAAAACCTTTAAGGCCGGCCTCGAGCTGGCGATTATGCTGTAAGCCCGGAATCCTATAGCACGATCCATTGTCCCTAAGGCATATCCATGAACCCTTCATTGAGACTTTACCACTACGCATCAGACTTCTATCCTAACCTACAGACCCGGCGTAAATCAGGTAAGGCTGACATGGGCGAGATCAAACGGGCTGAAGAGTCGGCCAGACGCTTAGGACTAGAAGGACCTTACGTCGACCACATCTCGTTCTTCTTTGATCCAATTCCCGCTGACATCCTTCCGAGTCTGTATGGACCTGATCATGCCGCGTGGTTCAAGGGCAATAAGCTCTATGAGTACGTGGTCGACGTCGACAGCCTGCAACGGGACCTGCTGTACCGGGTGGTGGAGAGTGAACGCAAGACCGCCTTCATGGACAAGTTTGTCAAGGACCACAACTGGGTCGAGGACGATCCTGTGCTCCTGATGAAGTACCTGAAGGAAATCGATGCCCTGCAGCGTAAGTGGGGCGAACTGGGCCGTGACTGGCCGGAGTTCAAGAAGCAGATCATGCAGAACCAAGGCAAGACTAGGGCAGCTTTCATTCGAGCCAGTCAGCGTGAGGATTTCCAAGAAGGCCGTCAACGCTACGCTACCAATGTCCCGCACCTGATGGTCTACCCGACTCCCGGTGTGATCGACTACGCAGAAGTCAATACGGTGACCTTGGGCAGTGATCGTCGCATCCCATACAAGCTTCGCACCAACAACTCCTTTATCCAATGGTGAGTCCATGAACCTCTTTGCATCCCTTGAAGACATCCTTGCTCCAGCCGGTGAACCTAAAGCCCCACAGGTGGGCATCATGGTCCAAGACTGGGATGAGAACCTTATGCAAGCTGCTGGACAGATCGTTGACCTAGGTTACAACGTCACCGTCTGGCCTCAGCATGCGATCGTGTCAGTCGAAGCACAAGACGCCTCCAACAACGGTATCGTCCCGGAGAGTCAAGTCACGCCCGGACATACCCCGCAGACGCTCTATTACTACAAAGGCAAACCGGAAAATGTCGCTGAACACCTTCCGGTCCTGGTGGTCGAGGAAGGCAAGGTCAAGGTCAGTACCGAAGACGGACTGGTCGATCTGGAAGAACACTTCAAGACGGTACGGGACGATGGGGGTCAAGAGTTTCGTTGAACAATGATTGGTAGACGTGGTTTTATTTACCTGTCAGGGGCAATCGTTTGACACTGCCCTTTACCTTTTCGGGCGACTTTACCTAACCAAGAGAACAAGCAGTATGAGCCTGAACAAAGCGATCCGTGAGTATGTACATTACGTCAACTTGGTTTCGACCAAGCATGCGTGGGCCAAAGAAGCCCTGGCATACATCCCGCTGTCCTTCTTGGTCAGTCGTCAAGCGGAACAGGTCGATAAGGCGTATCCGAAATTGATGGTCTTCATCCGGGATCAGTGGGGCGACAAGTTCGTGACCCAGACCCTGAAAGAAGTCAGTCGGGAATACGACCGCACCCTGCGCATGACCCAAGAGGACCTGCTCAAGTTGTTCATCGATGACATCCATGCCTACGAGCGCTTGTGTGAGATCACCCCGACCATGGCAGAGCCAGCCGCCCGTGACATCGGTCACGACATCCGCTACATCGGCTCGACCCTCATGACCTTCAAGGACATGTGTGCGGTGTTCGAGAACAAGCTGCATGGCAAAGTGCGCTGCGTGGTCAGCACCAAGCGTGACCTCTTCCGGGGCTACTACACCGGCGTGGAATGGTTCAACAAAGACTGATCCAACATACTGGGGAGGGCAGCTGCCCTCCCCTTATGCCGCCTGTCAATTCGATTCGAAAGTTTTTCAACGATACATAGTACCAGTGAGTAGGAAGAATAATCTTCTTACACTACCCCGTTCTAATGGAGAACATCGCATGAACACTCTCAATACTGCTGCCCAGAACCTCGAAACCGTGAAAGCTGATCTGATCGAGCTGTCCAAAGACTACCTGACCAAGTACACCCTGTCTGACCTGTGCATCACGCGCGCCCATGTCCTCTTGGACCTGCTGAAGCCGCACATGAACGACAATCTGGTCGATCTGGACGTGGTTCAGAGCACTGCTACCGCATTACGTGAAGACCCATCGCTCCTGTTGGTTGGCTCGGTTGTTAAGGATGGCGTGGTCTATCCTGAAATCGAAGATGAAGCCGAGTACCTCAAAGCTATGGACGAGATGAAGGACGCTATGAAAGAAGCGCCTGCTGAGTTCATGGCGACCATGGCCTTCGTCACTGCTACCATGATGGCCCCTTACCCGACTGCGCAAGCAGCCTAACCCACTACCTCAAGAGAGGGCAGTTGCCCTCTCTACCACCTAGCAAAGGAGTAACACCATGGGCCGTATCCTCATTGGCGTTGTCATCGGTATCGCACTGACCCTGTATACCGACAAGAAGAAAGCTGAGCGCGAAAGCGTCAAGGCTGCTGAACCCACCACTCAACCGGAAAAGGAGTAAGACCATGTGGAAAGTATTCGTCGGGGTAGTCATCGGCTGTGCGCTGACTGACTACGTCAAGAAGAACTACGACATCGAGAAGTCGTGCAAGGATGGCAAGTTCAGCTTCAAGATGACTTCCAAAGCATAACCTCAATCAGGTGGCTCTACGGAGCCACCTCTACTCAAGGACGCAACATGGACATGGATCACATTACTTTTTTGGCAGACATGCTGGCCATCGGGCTGGCCATTTACGGCCTGATCGTACTGGTCTGCTGGTACTTCTTCATGCGCCGCTTCTATGCCATGGAGTTTAAAGAGTATGCCGCGTTGATTCGTTACGCTGTCAAACTCACACTGCTTCGAGTCAACATCATCAGCATCATCAATTGGACGGTGACCATCGGCCTATATGGTGTACTGATCTATCATGATCGCTACTGGTCTATCAGTATCGGGGTCGTGATGACAGTGTTGTTGGCGCTGGTTTATATGGCAGGCAAAGAGAAGGAACGCGAGATTGTTTAAGTCGTACGGCATAGAGAGGAGCCTTGTGGCTCCTCTCAGGTGCTTTCTTTTTTGTTCTTTTCTACCGACGTGACCCAACAGTATAGCGAAGGAGACGTTGGTGCTGTGTACGGTTGGCCATCACACCCGCCTTGCGCCACTTGTCCCGCAGGTGCTCTTTGTACATCTGGTTGGCATCTGCGTACGAGTCCACGATCTCCCGGATGCGCCCAAGCGAAGCACCTCCTCGAATCGCACCCTCATCCAACTGGATAATGGTCCGGGTGTAGATGTACGCTTTGGTAGCCAGGATCACCAACTCGCTGAATACATCGGCGTAATGGTTGGAGATGTTGGCCAGGTTGGGTTCGTGACTGACCAAGCAGCGTAGGAAGGCAATGCCCGGTACACGGTTCATGTTCGTGACCATGACGGTGTTGTCGGCCACCAGCGTGCAATACGAGGTCTGCACCTGCGTCCATGCTACGTTCGATTGCATGAGTCCTGCAGCCGCTTCCAGTACCATCGAGCGGTCTTCGGAGATGACCCCGACATTTCCCAAGGTGTGGCCTTGTCCATAGCTCAGGCCATAGACTTCTGTGATGCTGCGGCCTTGGGTCAGCTCTTTCGGGATGCGGTAGACATAAGTCCAGTTGTCAATGCGTTCGCTTTGTACCCGGTCCAGTGGAATGAAGACTTCAACACCGGAACACAGGTTCAGGTCAACCAGTACACGTGCCTCGACCACTTGACGACGGATCACGGTGTCATTGTTGATACCCGTGCTGTAGTCACGAATCAAACCTTCCTTGGAAGGATCGTAACGCGTCGGAGAGAAGGTATAACGCAGCACCTCCGGCGGCACCTCGAATTTTACCCTATCAATCGCGATTGTCAAAATGTCCACTGTGTAATCTCCCAATGGATGGTTAAATGAAATTTATAGACCTAACGGGCCAGAAGTTCGGACGCCTTACGGCTATCGTTCGTTCGATAGGACGCACCGCTAATGGATATAAATGGTTTTGTGAATGTGACTGTGGCAATGAGACGTTTGTTCTTGGCGTGAATCTGCGCAATGGGCAGACTAGAAGTTGTGGCTGCCTGAGTCTTGAAGTAAACCGTGCTGAGAAACCTTGGGCTGTAAAGCACGGAATGTACAAAAGCCCGGAGTACCAAGCGTACCACGACATGATCCAACGCTGTACCAACCCGACCGCACAGCGCTGGGATCGGTATGGTGCACGGGGTATTTCTGTCTGTCCGCGCTGGCTGGAGTCATTCGAGAACTTCTACGCCGACATGGGACCACGTCCTTCGAAGAATCATTCGCTAGATCGTGAAGACAACGACGGCAATTACGAGCCCGGCAACTGTCGATGGACCACGTTCCTCGAACAGGTCAATAACAAATCTGACAACCGTACATACGATCTGAACGGAGAGAGCCTTACAATTTCGCAGATTGCTCGAAAGTACAACATTCCTCGAGGACGCCTCGACACCCGCCTTAAGAAAGGCGACAGTATTGAAGAAGCGATTTCTCCAGAAGTGCGGTACAAACCCATGCACCAGTATGAGTTGAACGGCATCTCTAAGTCCCTTAAAGAATGGGCCAGTGAATACGGACTACCTTACCGTAAAGTATGGAAACGAATTCACGAAAGCGGCATGACTCTCGAACAGGCTATCAATCGAAAACCTTAAGATGATACATTATCCTTGTGTCAATACCCGTCCCAAACCAACACAACCCAAGCAACCCAAAGAAGGAACATCCTCCATGAGTACTGGTCTCTCCACTCGTCCTGTCGGCAAAGTGCGCATCTACGGTTGCGGCGGCGGTGGCGTCAACATCGGTAAAGAATACCTGCTCGCGGGTCACTCCGGCGACATCGCCCACATCGATCCCTGCTTCATCGACACCTCCGACTCCAACCTGGACGACGCGCTGATCGACAAGACCTGGCTGTTCGACAACCTCGACGGCTCCGGCGCCATCCGTTCGGCTAACGTCGACGTGATCGCCAAGACTGTGCCGGACATCCTGCGCAAGTTCGCCCCGGCTGATGTGAACATCGTGATCTTCACCCTGGCCGGTGGTACCGGTTCGGTAGCCGGTCCGCTGATCATGAAGAAGCTGCTCGAAGACGGTCACATGACCATCGGTATCGTGGTCGGCGCCAAGCAGTCCATGCGTTCGGGTGAGAACACCATCGGTTCGGTCAAGACCCTGGACAACATCTGCCGTACCGCAGGCGTCCCGGTGGTTCTGCACCTGGGCTTCAACAAGCCGGGTTCGCAGACCGATGCCAGCATCGACCGTGAAGCCCACCTGATGATCAACGCCCTGGCTATGCTGTGCTCGCGCCGTAACCACGGCCTGGACACTGCCGACCTGCGCTCGCTGTTCAACTTCACCAAGTCGACCAACGCTCAGCCTCAGCTGTGCCGCATCCATGTGACCGACAACGTCGAGAGCTTCGACAAGATCATGCGTTCTGGCCCACTGGCGGCAGCGTACTTGCTGCGTGAATCCACCGACCCGACTCCGGACATGTTCGTGCCGTACTCCACTTACGGTACCATGCCCGCCATCGCTCAGGTCAACAGCAGTCTGTTCTTCGGCATCGAGAACGGTTCGATGGGCGAACTGCGTAAGCTGGTCGCGGATTTGCAGAAGGAAATCGACACCCAGAAGTCCGCAGCGTCTGACGCCGTGTCCTTCGTCAGCGCCGAAGACAAGGTGTCTTCGTCGGGCATCGTGTTCTAAACCCACCGACAGCGGGAGCAATCCCGCTGTCCTTATGCCGGGCTGTAGAACAAGCTGGTCAAAACGGCCGGCACAAGCAGAATCACCATTCACCTGACAGACTGTGACAGTCGACACCACCTACATCCAGTAAGGAGCCACACCATGAACCGCCGTAACGATCCTGCCGAAACCATCCGTGATGCTGATGGCAAGCCCATGTACGTCATGCAGCCTGTGCAAAAGACTGGCCAGACCCATTACGTCAATGTGCCAGGAGGTGATCGCCTGTTGCTCATCACCTTCAAACTGCCGGTGGCTGAGCGCTACCTCAATGACCCGGACTATACGCAGGATGTCCGTCCGATCGCCTGGCCCTTCATGCACCCGTACTGGTTGACTGAACTGGTCGATACTCACGCGCAGTTGATGGCCTACGTCGAATCCAGCGAAGAGCTGCTGACCTTCTGGCCGGAAGCCACGGAGCTGGTCATCATGGATGAGAACCTCACCCGTTATGAGTTCACCGATGACTACCCGGTACCGGAGTGGTGGTTGGAAGTCACCAGCCCTGACTTCGAAGTCGCCCCACCGCGTCTAGGCGTCGTGCGCATCGTGGAACCCAAGTCGGAGTTGTCGCTCATCTTCGCCACCGAAGACGCCGACTACGACGTGCAGCTGAACAACCTCAAGCTCGAGTACGGTAAGCACGAGAACCATGAGTTCCAGCAGGAGTACACCTCGTGGCGTGAGCTGCAAGTCGAGTTCCGTGAGACCCGTACCCTGGAAGCTGCACAGAAGTTGGCCAAAGAACTTCAGGACTTTGACAAGTCCGATGACGACGGCCTGCAAACTAACCT